TTACTGTTACACCTTGAGAACTTGTTTCTAGTACATCTGAATTATTATATTTTAGTGTAACAATGCCAGTGCCATTTGGATCTATATCAATGTTTCCATTGGTATCTGTAGATGTGATAGCATTACCGTTAATGTTAATATTATCTACATCAAGATCAGTATTAATTACAACAGTTCCTGTACCATTAGGTGACAGGTTTATGTTACCGTTAGTGTCTGTAGAAGATACTGTGTTTCCATCTAAATTAATGTTACCTACACTAATATCTCCACTAACATCTACACCGTCTGCTGTTGTTTCTATTTTCTTTACGTTATTGTGATATAGATTAACTGCACCGTTAACATCCATATCCATATATTTCTCAGTACCGGTGTCACTTTGTATTGTAACACCATCTCCTTGTATTGTCAACTCCCCAGTTGTATTTATTATAGAAGAATTTGTACCATTGTGTTTAATTGTAAGATCATCACCTGTACCAAAAACAGCACTTGCATTATCTGGAAAGTCTAATGCGTTAGCACTAGTATCCCATGCCATATCATAAGCTGCACCTTTAAATACTACATCGCCATCTGATTTAATACGTACACGCTCTGTAGCTGCAGCACTGGTATTTGTTTTAAATACAAGAGCAGTGGAGTTGTCTGCAGCACCAAAGTTATTTTCTGCCACCGCATCAATTTCTGCACCTACAAGTATAGCATCTGATCCACTATCTTCTAGTGGAGCATTAAAACTAATCTTACCAATGGTATTACCATTGTCTACAGATATGTCTGATGTTTGTAGTGATAGTTGAAAACCACTGGCTGCTGTTGCTCCAAGTCCTGTGTCAGCTACGTGTGTAAGTTTAACATCATCATCTGCACCAAATGTAAGAACAGCAGCATCGCTTTTTAATCTTACATCATCCGTCATAATAACTTCTGGCGAAGTAAATTTTACTGTGGTATCTGCTGCAACGTCCAACTGTCCATCTGCAGTAGAACTTATAGATAAATCTGCATCACGAAACTGTAATTTATTATTCGTGTCAATAGACATATCTCCACTAAAAGTATCTATATAAGCAACACCGTCAATATATAAATCTTTAAATTGTAATGATGTAGTACCTAAATCTAACCCTGCATTTGTACTAGGATTAATTGATGTAGATGTTGCTACTAGCTGTTGGGCAGGGCCAATAACTGTAATAGCACCACCTTCTGCTGCAGTGCCATCGTGGGTGTGACCAGAGGATGAATTAAATGCGGCTTCAATGGCATCGTATTCACCATCAAAGTCTGCAGCGTTAATAACGTTACCATCAGCAATGTTATTTGCTGTGTCGTTACGTGTGTAGCCTGTTCCCATGTTTTTACCTTCTCGTGTTTGTAGCGTATTCTAGTGTTATGGCATCTAAAGAAAATGGTGGATCTGTACTATCTGATGTGTACTGTAAAGATACGACAAAAGCTGATCCAATAATTTGAGTTTCAAATAATGTTTTCAGTTTAGAGCTATACACCGCTGTTGATCCATATGTAGCCTGACCCATAAATGCAACTGTTCCTGTAGCGTTATTAAAGTCTATTTGTGTTGGCTGAACACTATTCTTTTGGTCAAAGTCTAGTTTTAAACTTACATCAAACGAAACACTACCTTGTGGATCTGTATATAAAAACATCTTGTAAAATGTTTTACGTACTCTTGGATCATTGATTGGCATATAAGGTGTAGCAAAAGTAGTTTGGATATTACTTCCTCCAAAACTATTACCCTCTTCCATCTGATATAGGTATCCATCATCATTTGCAAATACAATTGTTTCTGAGTTTTGATAAAACCTACTATCTGCTACGTATGCTCTTATTCCTCTTATATCTGCCCATGCCATCCCTTCACCACCTTGACCTGCCATCTGTGTGCCAAGTATACCTTGAGCGTTTGCTTGAGCAATATTGTTATTATAACCTAATAATCTGTATTGTGACTTATCCCGTATAACTACACTAGTAAAAGAAGTGTTAGCTGTAATAAAATCTGTTACTTCTTTCTGTATTGTTTTAGATACAACACCTAGTCCGTAGTCACCAAGTCTTTCTGTGGCACTTAAAAGTCTTAGACCATCTGGCCCAAGAAACATTACATCACCACCAACCTCTTGTATTGTATCTTTATCTACACAACCTATGTCTGTGGTTATTGGTTGTAACTGAAAGTCACCTATTGTATTTCCTGTCAACTGAGATATAGATGTCTCAGTAAAAATAATAAGTTGTTGTCTAAATACAACTAGACCGGTGATGTTTGCCCCTACAGATATTGTACCAGAACCATTAGCTGCTGTAAAGTCATTATCTGTAAAAGGTGCAGTAAAAGTTAGTAAATGATTTTTACCAAAAAATAACTGGTTCTTAAAATTTACTACAAACTCTGCTGCATTTACATCTGTAGGTGCGCTATTAAGTGCTGTAAATAAAGATCCATCGTATACTGCAGGTTTGTTAATACCATCAACAATGGCTATTTTTTCTGATCCCGTATAGTTATACCTAGAAAATCTAGTTTTACCAGCATTTTCTCTTGACGTACTTAAAAAAGTTATAGCAGCGTTATTTGTAGGTGAACTAGCTAAAGCAGGGTCAATCGCTAAAGCAGCCTCACCTGCATCATTAACTGTTGGTGTTGCAGTTAAGGTGTAAATTTTATCAACACCTGCAATTTTAAATACATCACCTATTTGTGGAGTAGAACTTAATCCATCTACGTTTAGTGTAGTACCAGTCTGTGATCCAGCATTTACAAGTACTGTTCCGTATACAGGTACATTTACAAGTGAGTATCCAGTGCCAGATGTTTTAATTAAACTTTCATTTCTGGCTACAATAACTGAGTCAAGAAATACACCACAACCTATTGTAAGATGTTTAGTAGTTGTACTTGTAAATTCTACAGTATCTCCGTTGGCAGGTGAAGCAGTGAGAGCAGGTGATATGCCTATTGTTGCTCTATTATCATCGTCATCAAAGGTAATACTTGCACCAATAGTATATTCAGTTTTAAACTCTAATGCAGTATCATCTGCAAGCACTAAAGATAAAGTATCGGCAGCACTACCTATTGTAACATTAGGTGATGAAAAAGCTTGTACTGTTGTGCCTCTTGGTATACCAGTACCAACAATTTCCATTCCTGTCTGTATAGTTCCTACTATACCGTCTACTGCAAAGGTAGTAGTTTTAAAAGTAAATTGTAATGATAAGTTATCTGCTACAGTTACATTACTAGATAGTTCTACAGTAAAATTACCTGTTGCTCCTGTTGTAACACTAGATACTGTAATGTTACTTGGAATACCTACGCCTGTTAAAGTTTGACCTTTTGCTATAGTACCTGAAGCAACGGTATCTACAATTAGAGTCTTACTTGCTGTTACTGCACCATTAACTAATGCTGTTGGTCCATTTGCAGAAGCAATACTAGATGCACCATTTATGTTTGCAGTAACATGTACTAGTTTAAACTTATCACCTTGCTCTGGTGTTTGCCTGATATTTGCAATATTTAGAGTTGTACCAGTTTGACTTGCACCGTGTACTACAGGTATACCATAAGGTGGTATTGTGTCTAAATCGTATTTATCATAACCTAGTATTCTTTTATACCCACCTTCAATAGATGGTTCAAAGTTTCTTAGTATTCGTGCAGATCCCGGCATTTCCATACCTTGCTGCAAAGGACTCATATTAGTTATAAGCCCACCACTAAACTTAATGGGATATGTTTCACGATTTGTAGGCATGTATTAGTTGACCTGAATAGTAGTGGCAGCTGTATTTCTGTTTACAATAGTAGATCTAAGATAGTCGTAACGGTTAATATACAAACCCCTCATTTGTTTTATTTCAGTTTCAAACTTTTGTTGCATAAGCATGGACTCTTGTGACTCACCCCTAAACATATAAGCAAAGTGCATTGCACCATTTACAATAACATGTCTAAATTGTTCTGGAACTGTAGGCACATCAGTGTCATTAATTAAATCAACAGGTAATCTATAGTATTCATAAACTAATTCATATGCTTTATCTGGTGGAGCTACTATACCAAATCCATCATCTGGAGTTCTAAAAACAAACTCTGGTAAAGCACGTATACTAGTTGAAGTGTTATATTCATAGTCAGAATACTTTTCTAGGTACTCTTCATAAGATAGTAAACGAAGTTTTTTGGTATCATTTCCTAGTGTATCATTCCGTTTGATACGAAAACTATCAAAGTCTATTGTTTTAGAATCAGTAGGAGATGCATACCTTACTAAACCGGCAGTTAATGTTTCAGTCTCTTCTACGTGGTTAAAAGGCCACTCATATTCATGTTGATTAATAAAACGAATAGATGAATTAACTGCATCTTTAATCATGGAGTATTCACCAGTAGCTGTAAGAAAGTTTGCGTTTACTCCTGTACCACCTGTAAGTTCAACTTCATTAAGTCTACGGTTTATGTCATTTACAATTCCAATATAATCATAAGCCATCTTAACGTTCCTTTAATCGAAGTTTAATGCTACGTTCTGCTGTACTTCCTGTATCATCTGTCATCTGACAAAAGAAAGTATATTCTACATTGTTTGATCCACCGGATATATTTATTGTTGCAACAGTGCTAGTATTTGTTTGAGATACATTTTGTATCGTATCTGTCACTGCACTACTAGAAGCACTGGTTAAGTTTTGTCCTGCATTTAATTGTGTTTTTACATTATAAGTATTAGACTTAACAAACCATATCACTGAGTTAATTGTAGCTGTATCTAAAAATCTAGACCAGTCTACACTATAGTCTAACGTTTCATCAGGGTCTTTGCTCGGCCAACGGAAACTCATTTTTAATCCTCATTAGCGTAGACAACACGATCTGCTGATCTAGGCTTTCTTTTTATAAATACAAATCTGTTTTGTTTTTCTACTGTTACTGTTCTATCTTTAGAACTAGTAGTAGTCTGTGAGTCTACAAAAACTAATCTATTCTGCGGTCTTACTAGTACAGTTCTTTCTGAAGGTGAGGTAGGCATTATGCAACCCTCGGTAGTAAGACAGTTCTTCTTTTGTTATATCTATGTTTAACCGCTTCATAATCAAACTGTATTGATGCTACGTTTGCTGAAGGTAAATTTATTACAGCAGAAGCAGATGCACTCGCTAGTTTTTCAGTAACACTTACGTTGACACTACCCACTGCACCTGTTGCCGATACACTTTGTAGTGATTCATCTACTACTGGTTCTGGTGCATTTATCGAACCAGTTAATTCTAACCCTGTAATTGGCGGTGTAGCAGTTGCCCTAGTAGTTACTGAACCAGCACCAGATGTACCAACTACTGTTCCTAGTGTTTCAGATACATTAGGTTTAATTGTACCTATTGTAAATGTAGCTGTTACACTTAGTAAATCTTCAGAGGTCTTAGCTTCTACTGTACCTATTACACCTGTAGCAGATACGCTTGCTAAACTTTCGTCTACATTTACTTTGAGTGTACCTATTGAGCCTGTAGCTGATACACTAAGAAGGTCTTCATCTACCTGCGGCTCTATTGTGCCTATGGCACCTGTAGCAGATACACTGCCTAATTCTTCTGCAACATTTTCTTTTACTGTGTTGATGCTACCTGTAGCACTTACACTAGCAAGTGTTGCACTATTACCTACTCCAACAGAACCAATTGCACCTGTTGCTGATACACTGAGTAGGTTCTCAGATATGTCAATTTCAAAACCACCAACGCTTACAGTTTTTATTGCGCCAGTTGCACTAACTCCTGTTAGGCTTACATTGGGTGATACCTTGCCGTATCTAGCAGTACCATGCCTACCTGTGCCATAGAGGGCATCAGAGGAGTCGTAGAAAGACATTTGTTAGGCAATACGTATTACAGCATTAGAAGCATTTGCTGCAGGAAATTCTATAGTTAAATCACCTGCTGTAGCACTTACAGTACCTCCAAAAGAAATTACACATATTGCTTTGTTTGAAGCAGAAGAGTTGTAAATAATACAACCTGCTGCTGAAGTTGTTACGTTAGAAAATACTTCATCTGCAAAGTCTACTGTTGCAGTTGTACCATCTGTAGCGATAGTAGCACTATCTAGGTTTTGTCCACCTGCGGAATAGTTAGTACCTGTGGCTTCGTCAGAGTTACCTGTAACATCTGAGTAATTAGCTGTTGCTGCACCATATGTACCAGACTCACCGCTTTTAATTAATGCAAGTTTTAAAGTATGGGTATCCAGATCGTGGACACCACCAAGAACTTCTGATTTAAAACTTGTACACATTGCTGTTGTAATGCCCATGTTTGAATCCCTTTGTTTAAAAGTCTACGCAGTATTCCATCTTAGTTGTTTCTAATACTGCATCTTTATCTTGCCAAGTTGGAACATAAACACATTCTATTTGTTTATATCCATTTTCTTTAGCGTAGTTAAACCTATTATTTCCTATAGCACAACGATATTTAAAATCTACGTCTACAGGTTTATTAGGGTCTTGTCTGTGTGATTGCTCTTGCCAATAAACTAAAAAAGTTTTTTGTGTCCAAACTATAGGAGGCCAAAGCATTCCATTATCATCTAATGATTTTTTAATGGCAGCTAAAAAATTTCTATCTAGTAAAGCAGCATAGTCCATTTCGGTGTGTACTTCATCTAGATTAAATACTCTAATATCCCAACTAGGTAGTTTATTTTTAGCTTTAAGTATCATTCAGATGTTCTAAAGGGGCCACCCAAAAGCAGCCCCTAAAGTTATTTTATGCTAGTAGATCACGATCTACTTCAGCAGCTGCTCCTGTATTACCCATAGGGGCATATACTACAAAGAACTTAAATGAACCTGCTGAAGGTGCATTTGAACCTGCAGTTAGAGCAGTAAATGTTGTAGCCGCAGTAGTAACATTTGTAATGCCGTTTACTGTAGTAGTAGAAGCGGCAAGAGTTTTTGCGCCATTGATATCTGCTGTTCCCAACATATCAGTGTCGCCACCTGTTACACCAAAGCTCACTGCATTAGCACCACCAATAGTAGCGGCTGCAGTACACTCAGCACCAGCGGCAAGGATTACACAGTTATCTGGAACCGTACCGATGTCGTGAGTTGAACTAGTAGTAAGAGAGCCGTGAGCAATCTCAGCGGTCTCAATGCGAGTTACGTCTCGTAAAGCCATTGTTTATCCCTCCCTTACGCTGCGTTATATTTGGCAGTAACGATTGCTTCAGGACGAAGAATCTTTCTACCATATAGATGCATACCACGAACAATGTCAGCAAAGCTGTCAGTGTCACGATATGTTTCAGTTTTGTTGATTTGCTCCGCAGTTGCGACAGCAGAATCATGTCCACCTACGATGACACCGTAGTTGGCGTTTTGGTTTGCAGAACCGGATGTACCTGATCCTGTACCAACTGACGGTAAGTTGCTTGAAGTATATACACGGAAGCCGTGGAAGTTATTCAAGACAAGACCGTTACGTAGTCCACCAGACTCACCGAAATCTGCATTCATGAAGCGTGAATCTTCATCTGCCATAATTTCCATAAATACTGGATCTACAACTAGCCAACGTCCTTGACTGTCAACTTGTTGTTGGTCAAGCAAACGCTTCATTCTTGCTACAACCATAGCAGGGGAAGCAGTTGCAGTTGGTAGTGCTGTTGCACCGGGCAAACGAGCTGCCACTGGAATCGAATGATCACCAGCAGAAGTTGTTGTAATGTTGCCAAATGAATCCTTACGAAGTTTCATTGATGTCAACAATTCGTCTGAACCTGCAGTTGAAACAGCTTTAGTACCGTTAACGGTAGTGTTAGCAGCGTCAGCAGCAGAGTGTAGTGCAGACTGTTTGAAACCTGATAGGTAGCCAAGAACTTCTTGGTCATACTGATCAGATAGACGATATGCGGCTCGGTTTGTAGCCAAGTCCATGAAGTTCACATGTGAGTGAGCTTCTTCAATGTCGTCAATTTTAAAAGCAAAGTAGTTTGCTTTATCGACAACAAGTGAGAAATCTTCATCGTCAAGATCTTGTGCAGTGATTGTTGTACCACGAGCATAAGAACTAACTGAGATTTCAGGTTCTTTGATAATTTTAACGGTATCGCCTTGAGCAGCAATCTCGCCAAAATAGTCAGAGTTTGTGATGTCACCGCAAACCGTAGACTTACGGAATGCAAGTTGCACCTTTTTGGAATATATTACGGAACTAAAATTACCGTTTGGTAAGTTTCCATGTCCCGCTGCGGAAGTAAAAGCCATTGTTCTTCTCCTTAGAATTTATTGGCGTTTCAATTTGCGGAACCCAAACAACCGTAATAAGAGGCTAAACGTTTTCTAGGGTGCGTTAGGCTAACAGTCGGCCAACCGTTATCCTTACGGGCCTGTACTTGCTTAGGTAGTTCCCATCTGTGTTTAAGTTTTTAGTGAGAGTAAGAGAGGTAGTCCCGGATGGGAGGCTCTTTAAATACTCATAGTTATACACTAAGGTTTTGTTTTGTCAACACCTATCGTGCATTACCTGTCATATCATAGATGAATTTACCGCTACGCATAGCTTGGTTAATGTCATCCTGACGTTTTTCAAATTCTTTTGCAGACATTTTAGCAACTTCTGACTCTCTTATTTGAGCAGAAGATTCATCTACATCTACATTAGCCTTTGAGTTTTTGCTTACCAAAGATGCGGCAGCTTTCTTGCTTGCCTTCTTTGCAGTTTTAGTAAGTCCTTTATCGACCTTGTATAGATCAATAACTCTTACGACAGAGGCTGGATCATCTGCGTTTTCGTAGATTGCATCCTGAACCCATTTAGGTTGTGCTTCTGCCCAGTCATGAAACTCATCTGCTTTACGTAGTGTGTCAAAGTCTGGATGTGTTTCACGAATTGTTGCTTCTGCTGATTTACGAGTAGCTTCATATTGTATTTCATCTAACTCAGCTAGACGTGATTCAGCTTTCTTATACATCTCTTGAGCTTTCTTAGCTGCAATAGTCTCTACTATTCCTGCTACATCTGGGTATTCTTTTGCCCACTCTTCAATGTCTTCGTCTGACTTGGGCGGTATAATAGACTCACCCTTCATTCTGTTTTCGAGTGCAGTAAGTTTATCGTTCCACTCTTTTTCTTTTTCAGACATGTGCCTTCTAAGATCACCGTATCGTTTCTTAAAAGACTTTTCTTCCCGACTTAATTTAGAATCATCTTCTTGTGCTTCTTCTTTAATGTTGGTTTCTTTTTGTTCGGTATCACCTGCGGCCTGTACTTCGGTTGTCTCAGATCCTTCGCCATCGGGTTCATTTTCTTCAACTTCTTCACCACGTTGCTCTGCCTCTAATTTAGCAATTTCTTCTTCTTCTTTTTTTAACCGTTCTTGTTTACGTGCATAGTTACTTCCACGTTGTACAAAACCAGCATTCTTTGGGGTTTCTACTGCTTGTAATTCAGGCATCATATTCTCCTTATGTTGGGGCCAGCATTATTGCTGGGTAGCCTTATAGTTATTCGGATGTTATTTCTTTTTCTTTTTCATTAAGCCGCCTTTGTTAATATATCCAAGGCCAGTTAAATCTTGTCTCTTTTCTTTTTCTTTTCTTTCTCTTAGTGCAGATTTATAACCAGTATCACCTGCTTTTTTACCAGAACTATCTGTTCTGTTAGTGATTACAACTTTTTTACTGTCATCTTTTGTTCTTAGATTCTTAATATATTCAGCTTGCTTTGCTTGTTGTTCAGATGATCTATTGTTATCACGATCCCTGTCTTGGCTAATGTTAGCAGCTTGCTGATTAGGATCTGTTTCTACTGGTGCTGGAGTTGTAGTTTTAACAACTTGTTCTTGTTTTGCTTTAATAGCAGCTTCATACTTGACTCTATACTTTTCATAGTCTCTATCATCTTTAAATATAGGTTTATTATCTTTCCAATGTTTCATATTCCTATCTAGTTTGATACCATGTTCTCCAGCTGCTTGAATAGCAAATCTATCACCATTTATAAATTCAAATGGGGTTAATTTTAAAGCACCTGTTCTAGCTGATTCCCACTGCTTTATTAACTCTTCAGCTTTTCCATCTTCACCTTGAGCTTGTAAAAGAATAATGTGGGCTGCACTATGAGCCATCTTTGTACCTTTTTCAAATGTTCCTAAAGGTCCGGGTAAAAAAGACTCTGAAGAAAGTGCTGCACCTGTTTGTTTTGCAAGCTCATCCATATCCATATAGTTATAATCTTCCATCCATGCATCAGGATCTGGCTTAGGCATATTTGCAAAAGGATCACCATCATCACTTCCACCACCACCTTGTTGTGGTGTTTGTGCGGCTGCTCTAGGTACACACATATTAGCTACTGGATCAAAGTCCATACCCATCTTGGCACAGTTTTCTACTGAAGGTACAGAGGAGTCTACTCCACCAGTAGGAGGAACCATTTGTGATGGAGATGGTGGAGCCATGTAAGTAGCACCGGGAGTTGCAAATATTGGATTTAATCCTGTACTTGGATTAAAAGGATTTGTAACATAGTCATAACCCGAAGCTTGGTTAGCAGTTAGACCAGCAACATTATATGGTGGCATTGGAGCTACTGCACCACCGGGATTAAAACCTCTAGGAGGTGGCGGTGGGTTAGCCTGATCCATTTGTTCTGGACTCATCATAGCTTGAGTACGGTTTTGCATATCCATATTTTGTGGGTTGTCAGCCATAACGTTGCTAACTTGCTGATCCATTTTAGTAGGATTGTTATAAGGGTTTGATGTTATACCACCAACGTTATATCCTACACCTGTATCTACTGGCATTGTTTGCTCGTTGCCTTGCATCATACCACCCTGATTCATACCATCCATTGGCATGTCTCTTGGCATATCCACAGGCTCTCCACCTATTCTACCATTGGATTCCATGTCAGCTAAACCTTTTTTAGCTTCCATTCTTAATTCTTCAAAGAACTTTACACCGTAGTATTGAACGACATCAGCAGGAACTACATACTCACCTTCGGATAGTTGAGCAGGGATATCATCTCTAACCTCACTAGCCATAGAACCCGGAGGTACATCATTACCTGACACTGGATCTACATCCATACCGTCATCTTTTAAACCACCTTCTTGCATGAAGGCCATCTGCATTTGATCTTTCATAACTGTACCACCTTTATTGTATAAATCTTCACCTTTTATATGTTTTCTGTATAACTCTGGATATTTTTGTTTAGCTTTTCTTTCATCTTTTTTTAAGTCCTGATAAAAAGCACGTACAATCGGTGGACCTGTTTTAAAAGAAATCTCGTCAATACCTATTGCATCATAAGCATCTTTTACGTAATCGACTAAATTTTCAAACGCTGGTTTTACAAGTCCTTCAAAACGATTTTTAGGTTTTTTCTTTCTACTGCTCACGGACAAGTCCTCCACCGCTAAACTTTGGTTTTGATAAGTCGTATACTTCTTTCATCTTTGATATGTCAATTACGACACCGTCTGTCCTAAAATCTTCAAACGCTGCATAAGGTCTGTATGGTAATTCTACGCCAGTTTCTATTTTTATTTCTGGATATTCTGTTTTAAATTTATTTAAAGCTTTATTAAAGTCTGTTACATAATTTCTATAAAGAGCATTACCTTCTATAAGAACAGGGTTATTATCTTTATCGTATATAGGATTACCATTAGCATCTTTCTTAATTGATTTATTATTTATTGCAGCTTTTAATTCATCACCTTTAAATCTCATTGCAGCAATCATATCAAAACTGGGAAAGACAATTTTATCTATACCCATATCATTAGCTTGATTAATTAAAGTTTGTATATTTAACTCAACAGCCTCAATATTCTTTTTAATAGGTGGAGATCCAAATGCTATTGGATCTCTTCTTGCCTGTTTATTTATATGTCTTTGATTATTTAAGTCTGCGCTACTTTTGCCTAGTAAGTCTTTAATTTCTGAAAGAAAATAAGGCGGTTCTTGTACATGAGTTAAAATCTGAGCTAATAGTTCTTGGGCATCATCTCCTTCAGTAAATGAAATTTTACCATCTTCTACGTCTTTTTGTATACGCTCTGTATATTTAATAGCTAACTTTGTATGAACTTTATCAGGGTCTGGTATGTCTTTATAAGGATCGTACCGATTTTCATCTGAAAAATACTTACCTGTTTTTTGAGGGGGTGTGTTATCTAACTTATCATAAAATTCAGTTATATCTTTTGCAAGATCATCTGAATAAATTTTAAAATATTCTGATGCTTCTGGAAACAAATCCGATGAATTATTAATTGATTTCTCAATAGCTTTTTTAGTTTTTTCTACTGTGTAAGGAATCTTTTTAAATTTATAATAACCGCCAGCTAGTAAGTCTGATTGAAGTTCTTCTACTAAAATAAAATTTTTATTTTCTATTAAAGCATCAAATAGACCTGTGTCTTGATCTGTAATTCTAAGTGCTCTTGAAGGCTCATATACACTAAATCTTACATGAGATAGTGTATCAAAACCGTAGTGTTCTCTTTTAGCTGAGTAACCTATTCCTTCTTGTCCCATACCTAGACGACTGTATACAGGAACTTCGTAAACTTTATCTTTAGCACCACCTTCAAATCCAGCGTCATTTTGTAGTTGAAAGTGTGCATACCTAGGCTTAGTTAATGGAGAAGCTTTAGCATTAAAAGTAGCTGCATCAAAATCGGGTATTATCTCTCCTCCAAGATCTTCAAGAGTAATCTTTTTATTTTTAAACTCTTGAGTTTTCATAAACTCAGGGATGTTTTTAACATTCATTCTAGGATCGTTTTCAAGTAACTTTAAAAGATCTGCACCCAGTACAGTTTCATTCATCATTTCTGTATCTAGTTTACCGTCTGGGTATAATTTTTTATCTATAAAATCATATAGTATTTCTTCACCAAGATTTGCAAACTTTCCTTTATTAGTTATTTCAGATACTTCTGTTTTATCTAATAATTTTTTATCAATAGAATCTACTATGTCTTGAAATGTTACCTCTGTATCAAAACCTTCTGGACTAGTTCTAGCAATCAGATCTTCATAAGATAAATCTGATCCCTCTAACATTGTACTTTCACCAAAATAAGTTACTTTGGTTTTTGGATCTATCTTACCGTCAAACTCCATTATTAAACTTCTAGTAAGAGGGGATCTAAAGGTCTTTTCTAAAGCTTCAGTTCCAAACACTTCATCAAAATCATAAACACCATAATCCCAACCTTCCTCTTTAAATAAACCACTTGGACGTGAAGATACTAATCTTTCAATTTGAGCACCGGTTTCATCTACATCAGTTACTTTAAATGTAAATTCCCTATCTTTAAAAATTCCAGCGGGATCTGGAGTATATACTATTGGAGTTTCATTAAAAAATCTATCCAGTATTTCTACTATAGTAGTTGTTTGTAAAGCATCTGCTGCTCTAGCCTTTGAGCCAACCATACGCATTTCTGCAGGGGACACGTCTTCGTATCTAATGCCTTGATCTAGATCTCTATACTTTTTTACTAATTTCGTTGCTGCTGATAACTTTAAAACTAGACCGGGTTGCTCTGTTAAAAATCTATTAAACTTTTCTTTAACTTGATTAGATGCTATATCAGTGGTTATTTTTATAAACTCATCTCTTTCTTTATAAGCTACTTCCCTCTTTTTAGGCTCGCCTTTAGATTTATTCATTACTGAGCCATACTCCTCGAGTATTTTTTTACCTACTTTAGCCTTTAAGTTAGTATCAAATGATTTAGGATCTAAAAGTATAGACCTTCTTCCAACAGGCTCATCAAATTTTAAAGGTTTAAAATCTTCTTTAATAACATCGTTATAAGTTATATTAAAAACATTTTGTACTCTAGGATTAAAAACTTTTTGGTCTTTTGCATCCTTATCTATTATATCTATGAGTTTACCTTCGTCTAAATCAACTTCAACTGGTTCTAGATATTCTTCAACTGGAGTTTTCTTTCTTCCAAACATTCCAGATACACTAGCCATTCTTAATGAATCTTTTGGAACATTAAAAGCTGATGCACCAACACTTGTCAGAGTAGCTAGATCTAGGATATCCATATTAGTAATTTCAGCTGCAGATTTTTTACCTGTTAACACATCTCCCGGTATACTTGCAATATCTACAGTTTCTTTTAGTACTGCCTTACCAAAATCAACTGCTTGTTTTTTAGTTGGTAGTTTAGGATCTTTAACATATTCTTTAATAACTGGAAGGATATCCTCCTGAAATTTTTGATGAAAACGTCTTTGATCAGGATTTAGTTTTATTGTATATGTATCACCAAGTACAGTTTTATAATGAGCATAACCAGCATCATCTATACCTACTATAGGGTCTCTAATGCTAGAACCCAACGGTCTATCAAAGAATGGTACAGTTGTTAAAGGATGTACATATTCTTCAACTTCAGGTTCTTTAAAATCAACAGCAAGTCTTTTACCTTCTTGCTCTGCTCCTTCGGCAGTATAACCAAACAGACTATCCATCTGTGTTGCTAGTCCACCTTCACCATATCTAGCAATACGTTCATAATCTAGGTCCTCATCTATTTTAAGAGCATACCTAACAAAATTTATACCTCTTTTAGCATTCTCTCCAATTTCTTTTTCTGTTAGATCGGCTTTTCTAGTCGTCATTCTTTTTAAAAGTTTTTTAATTTTACTGTCTGAGTAACCTCTAGCATACTCATCATAGGTTTCTACATTTTTTCTTTTGGATACTTCTGAAGACACTGATGGTTGTTCTTTTGCAAAGGTAGGTTTTGCCCTAGCACCTACTATTGCAGCTTCAACTTCAGATGCTGATTGCAAATATGTCTTATAACCTTCGTAATCAAGTTCTTTCATTAACTCTGCCATTTTTTTGGCAGTCTCAGGATTTGAGTAAACTTCAGTTATCTCGTTCTTAAAACCAACTTTAGCGGTAGAATCTAACCCCCTAGTATCTTCCTTAAAAAGTTTTATCATCTTATCTCTAAGTTCAGCAAGCTTAGGGTTTTTAGCTATAGCAGCTCTTGTAAAATTTTGACCATACGGATCTCTTCCAGAAGCTGTTATCATATAATTATCTGGGCTACCACCTAATTGTTCTTTTACAAATTTAGAGGATCTTCCTAATTCTCCTCTAACTCCTTTTAAAAAATCTCTAGCTTGAGCTGCATGTTGAAGTTCGTGAAAGAAAACTCTTCTAAATTCAGGGTTATTAACATTACCATCTGCTAAAAATTGTTTATAACCCGAATGCTCTGGGCCAATTACAATCGAACCATAACTTCCGTCAGTAATATCAAAATGAGCACCCCTACCTAGTTCAGGGTCTATATAAACTGCAGTATTTTTTAAGTCGGGGTATTGCTCAAAAAGTTTTGTATGCGTTGGTATTAGGTTTCCAACTCGAATAGGTCTTTGTTTACTAGCTTCTCTTAAAGTTATATAACCATCATTATTTTTAATTATAATACCTTTATCTGGTATTTCAAATTTAAAAGGAACTTGTGGGTTTTCTATTAGTTCATTAGGAATGTAATCTTTTGAAGTACCTACTTGAACTCTACCTGTTATCTCTTCAATTTCTTTAGGGCTATACCCTTCAGCTTCTAATTGTTGAGCTTTATCCAGTGACCTATTACTATAATCTCTAGCACCCGGGCCTGCTAATATTTTTTGCTTTGCAATATCTTTTGAATCAGGTACAGAATCTAAAACATCTACTACCTTATTAGCACCTACCTTTTTGGCTGCTGTTCTTAACGCTGCTTTCCCTGCAGTACCTAAACCCGGTATAAGTCCAATTAACTCAGATCCACCAAGTAAAGCTATCATACCATAATTAGGATCTTCTTTTTTTAATTCTTCTTCTATTTCTGATACAGTCATAGCTGTACCAATTCCCGGCAAAACACTACCAATACCAATCGCAGCATCTTTAAATGTTAAATCTGTATTAAGATCGTCTATAGGCGTAATACCCAATCCTTCCATATAAGAT